TAGATTTGGTAAGAATAAAAATGAAGCTAGAAAAATAAACAAAAAACTTAAAAGAAAATACAAAAAATAGTTTACTTTTACAAGTGTTTAGTATATAATAGACTTATATTAAAAATATATAAAAAATAGGAGACGATAAAATGTCGGAAAATGTATTAAGAGAAGCACAGAATAGTTTAGAGGTAATTGGTCACGTAAAGAAAATCAACTTAGAGGAAAAAACTTCTAAAGCTGGTAAAGATTTTATTGTTGGCGATGTTCAGATTGAAGTAAAAGAAGATAATAAAATTAATGTAATTAAAGCAAAAGTATTCTCCAATAAATTTAAAAAGAATGGAGAAATTAGCGGTCTTTATAAGGGTTATAAAACAGTACAAGAAGAATATAATGTGGGTGACAAAGTTCGAGTTTCTGGTGATCTTCGATTAGAAGAATATTATACTCAAAATGGATCATTAACTTCATTTAACTCTGTTAATGCAGTTTTCTTTAATCGTGTTAAAGAAGAAGACGATATGAGAGAGAAAGCAATTGCAACCGTTGAAATGGTAGTTGAATCAATTGAGCATAAAATGGATGCTGAAGGTTTACCAACTGAATATATGGAAGTTGAAGCATTTACAGTAGGTTATAATGGACGTATTATTCCAATGCGAAACTTAGTTATTGAAGAAAAATTAGGTGAACAATTTAAGAATATGTATTATCCAGGAACAACTGGAAGAATTACATTAAAAATTAATAACTATGCTGAAGTAGAAACTGAAGAAGTAGAAGATGCTCCAACTACTGGTTTTGGATCTACTGAACGTGTTGAGTCTAATATTGTTACAAACTATGTAAACAATTTAGAAATTATTGGTGGAGACTTACCATTCGATGATGGTGTTAATGAATATTCTCCTGCTGATATTGAACAAGCACATAAAAATAGAGCATTAGTTTTACAACAACTAAAAGCTGATAATCAAGCTTCTGCAGAGCCAACTGGTTTTGGATCAGCTGAAACTAAGAAAGAAGCATTAAAAAATGCTTTAGAAGGTAAAAATGTTCCAGAATCAGAACGAGTTTCAGTTTCAGATGATGAATTACCAGATTTCTAATATTTAAATAAATCAATGGTGCTTACTATAAGTGTATTCGTAAGTTAAATGGCGCACAATATAAAATACAGCCATTGTTTATTTTAAATAAGAAAAGGAGAAGTTATAATGGAGAATGAATATAATTGCTGGTTATTCACTTAGCAAGTGATTAAAAGGAGAGAAAAAATAAAAATGAGTATTAATATTTTAGAGATTGAACCAAATAAGGTACCGGTCAATATAGCAGATTATTCAACTTTCATCTATGGTCCACCTAAAATTGGTAAGACTACGTTGATTTATCAAATGTACGGTAAAAAAGTATTGTTCTTAGCAACTGAAGATCGACATAAAGCTTTACCAGGTGCTATGATTATTCGAATTACAACTTGGAATGAATATTTAAATGTCTTAAGACAATTAAAGAATCCTCAAGTTCGTGAGCTGTATGATGTTATTGCTGTAGATACAGTTGAGAACCTTTATAACATGCTAGAAACATATGTAGCAGCTAAATATGGCGAAACTAAAGTTGGAGAAAAAAATGATATCTGGGGAGCAGATTGGACTGATCTTAAGAATATGTGGAAAGACGGAATTAATAAAATTTCTGATCTTGGATATATTCCAGTATTTGCAGGACATGCTACTCAAAAAACAGTACAAATTCCAGTTTCTGGTGTTGTAGATTCTGATCTTGAAGGTGCAAATGTAGAGAAGAAAACAGTAAAAGATAAAAAGACTAATAAAGAACAAGAGGTATATGAATTTATTAAATATATGCCTGATGTTCATGATAGAGCTATGGGTCCTATCAATAAAATGGTTGATAATATCTTATTCTTAAATACAACTGTAGACGTAGCGACTGGTGAAGAAAGACGTGTAATTTATCTTCGTGACACTTTACAATGGCAAGCAGGTTCTACATTCGAAGGAATTGATCCAGTTGTCGACTTAAGTGCAGAAGCTTATCAAGAAGCAGTTAAAAGAGCATTTGGTTTAATTGATGAAGAACATACAACCACTGATTCTCCTAATAAAGGTAAAGACGAAGGAGAAACATTTGCTCAATTAATGGAAAAAGTTAAAGCATATGGCGGAGCTTTCCATAAAGAAGGTAAATTAGAAGAACTAAATAGAATTTCTGAACAAGTGTTTGGATTAGGTAACAAGGTTACTGAAGCTAATGAAAATCAAAAAGAATTAGTTTTAGAAGCTCTTGACAAGATTGAAGAGAAGGCCAAAGAAGAAAATATAGAATTATAGTAGATTTGTTATAAAAGTTCATCATGTTATATTGATTAAAATGTTTTCGACCAAAAATATCTTTTTCTCTAAAATGTATAATTTTATTGAACAATTATAACAATATTGAATTAATTCTTGTCCGATTCATCCGGTTTATCTAAATCAATCATAAGGTACATAAATTTTATCGGAATGCTAAAAAACACAACCGACGTTAGTCTGATAACCTTCGTAAGATTTTTAATTTGAGAAGGTTATCCGGTTAATGATGGTAGCATTGATTTCTTGAATAAAAAAGAAATTTTATTTAGAACGTAAAATAAGATAAGGAGAGTGATTAATATGAAGAAAAAACATATCGATTACTTACAGAAAATGAAAGCTCAACAAAGCGAACAGTTTAAAAAAGGTTATCAATTAGATAAGAAGTTTGAAAACTTTAAACCTGAAATTCGCGAAAATGAAAAGAAAGTATATAAATAAAGGAGAATTTAATTGACAACAACAGAAGAAAAAAGAAAAGTTACAGTTTATAGTAAACCTGGATGTAAATATTGTATTGAAACAAAAACTTGGTTAGATATGAATGAAATTGAATATGATGAAGTTAATGTCGTAGGAAACAAAGAAGGACTTCATACAATTAAAGAAAATGGTTTTAGAATGTTGCCAGTTGTTTCAATTAATGATTTTGAAATTGCTTGGAGCGGACATCAAAAAGATAATTTAGAAGGACATTTAAAAAATTCATAAATCTTAACTAAAAGGAGAATATATGAAAAGAAATGATTATGTTGATGTTATAGCTGCCATTATTGTAGCCGTGATTTTTGTATTTATTGCATTGTTCGCTGTTCAATGGGCTATTTCATCTATTTTAGGACATCATGTTGGATTATTGCCAGTTGGTGTTCTGTATTTATTATTTGGAAATTATTCCAAAGGAGACTAAATAAATGTTATTAGTGGATTATAATATTAGGAAATTTGTTAATCAATTTAATGAAACTTTAAGAGAAGACGTTGATGATAAAGAAAAATTCAATACTTTGAAAAAAGAATTAAATATGCATTTAAAAGATTATAATGCAAGTTTAAAAAGCTTAGAAAATCTAGAAATAGTAAAAAGAGGAAATGTATTATCTTTTGAATATAAAGAAACAACTGAGCAACCTATGCGAGTTTCATTAATTTGGAGAATCAATGAATTAAAAATTGATGATCTAGAAGAATATGTTAATGATTTCTGCATGACAAAATTAGAACTTAAAGAAGAAGAGTTACCAAGAGTCCAATTGGTTGAAGGTGATATGCAACATAATTACGCTTTGTATTGGCCAGATACTCATACTATTGTGACCAGCGTTTTAACAGTTAATCAACTTGAAGAAGAACTTATTAAATCAATTTTACGTCATGAAGCAATTCACCATTATTTAATTATTAAGAATATGGATGCTTCTGATACTTCGTTAGAATTTATGAAATTAGCAAAAGAACATGAAGCTTATGTATCAGAAGAGAAAAATGCAAGAAGAAGTTTTGAGTTTTTTCTAGAAAACAATAAATAATTAATACATAAAAAGGCTACTTTCTTGTTTACAAAGTAGTCTTTTATGTATATAATATAACTATAATGTAAATTTATTAATAGAGGTGAGAATTGATTGGCAAGATTGTTAAAATGTTATGGATGGTGTGACAGTAAATATCCAAAAATTGAACTAACACAATATAAAAATAAAAATTATTGTAAAGAGTGTTATAAGAGAAAAGTCGAAGATGATGATGGTCGTATTAAACTATTAGATACAATTAGTAATATTTATAATATTCCTTATCCAACAGGAATGATGCTTAGACAAATGAAACAGTTTAGAGAAGAGAGAAATTATAAATACAACGATCAAGCAAAAGCTTTGTGGTATGGAAAACATGTACTAAAAAAACAATTCTATTCAAGCTATGGACTAGGATTGATTCCATACATTATTGATGATGCAGTTAAATATTTTGAGGATAATAAAAAGAGACAAGAAAAAATGAAAGATGTTTCTTCTATTAATAAAACTCAGACTATTACTAAAACATGGCAAGAAAATGATAAGCAATTATATAGAAAAAATAAAATGATAGACATGGAGGGAATTTTAAATGAATAACGATACAATTGCTTTAAACCCAACTAGATCTATCTATTCAATATTTGGAAATATATGCAACAATCCAGAATTATTGAAGAATCCTGAAAACATAATTGGAAATAGGGACTTCGTTCAAGAATTTCATAAGATTGTTTTTTCTGCTATAAATAATATTGCTTATTCTGACAGTGATGTTAAAGTGATTAATCCTGTTGATATTGATAATTATTTAAGTTCATATCCACTATATTATAAGATATGGGATGAAAACGATGGAATTAATTATATTAATGATTCTAAATCTCATGCAAATATAGAAGTATTTAAAAACGACTATGATCGACTTAAAAAATATTCATTACTTAGAAATTATGTAGAAATTGGTGTAGACGTATCTGAAATATATGATTATAAATCATTAGATTTAAAAGAACTAAATGAATCTTCACATAAGTTAGAATCTATGACAACAAATGAAATTATTGAACATTTCACAGATAAAATGATTAAAGTTAGAGATGAGTGGAATGTTGAAGAAGGTGTTGTTTTAGACTTTAAAGCTGGTGACGATTTAGATACATTATTACAAAGAATACAAGAGGAACCTGACATGGGTTTTCCATTCCAAAATGGATATTATAACAAACTATTTAGAGGAATGAGAAAAGGAAAATTCTTATTAAGATCAGGATCAACAGGAACTGGTAAAACGCGTCAAGCTATTAAAGATATGTGTACAGTTGCTTGTAGTGAAATATATGTACAAGGTCAAGGCTGGCAATCATTAGGACCATCAGCTCCAGCATTATTTATTTCAACTGAGTTAGATAAGGATGAAGTACAATTAATTATGTTAGCGTTTTTATCTGGTATTCCTGATTCAGATATTAAAGATGGTAATTACGATGCAGGAACATTACAAAGATTAAATAAAGCTAAACAAATATTGAAAGATTCTCCATTATTTGCTTCATATATTGAAGACTTCTCAATTTCAGATATTGAAATGAAAATAGAACAATATATTATTAATGAAGGAGTTCAATATGTATCATTTGACTATATTCAAATGGTTCCAAAATTAAGTAAGACAATGCAACAGAACTTTGGTCAAAACTTACGTGAAGATCAAATATTAGTTCATTTTTCAGCAGCATTAAAGAATATAGCATCCAGATATCAAATATTCTTACAATCTTCAACTCAATTAAACAGAGGATCAAAAGAAGTAGAAAATAGAGATGCTACATCACTTCGTGGTGGATTAAGTACTGCCGATAAAATTGATCATGGAGTATTAACATTTAAAACTACTCAAGAAGATAAAAATAATTTAAAACATATTTTAAGTAAAGGTTTTAACAGTGGTAAAGAGCCAAACTTCTCACATTGGATATATAAAAATCGTGCTGGTATTGACCATGTTATTATATGGACTAAATTTGATTTAGGAAATCTTAGAGAAGAAGCTTTGTTTGTTACAGATTATGATTATAATATTGTGGATATTGATCCATTAAATATTGATATTCTAGATCAAAATGGAGAAGTAACTAATCCAGCTCATGAAGTAGATACAACAATGAAAACAATAGAAGAAGAAGAAATTAGTTTTTAAGAGGGTAATGAATGGACGTAAATAAGATAATAGAAATGTTATCTGATAATGACATCTTGCAATTATTAGAAGATTTAAATGGTGTACCTAAAGATATGGAAACCGCAATTGAATCTAATACAGTTTGCCATCATGGTAACTCTTCAAAGTTAGTTTTTCATAAGGATAGTAGAAGATTCTATTGTTACAGTAATTGTGGATCTATGAGTATTTTTGATCT